AGTGTTCTATCCTGATTCGTTTGATCTAAGAGACTACGATAAGGAGTTGATGTTCTTACAATCATTACGAGCCAGCGGCATTAAGTCAGTTACGTTTGCTCAAGAAGTAGACAAGAAAATAAGCGACCTATTGTTAGATGATGAAATGTTAGCCAAAGCACATGCAGAGATAGAAGCAGGAACACAGATCATAGGTCAATTCAACGATGAGATTGAAGTAGTCTAAATGGCCGCTGACACCGACCATGTCGAGGAGCTTGCAAGGTTAGCCGCATTACATCAAACGCGGTTAGCCGAAGCCCTAGCCACCTTAGAGGATAAGATAGCCGATCTATTGGCATCTGCTCCCCTAAAGGACGGCAACCTGTTTGACTTAGAATGGGCGATCAATGCTCGATCAGAGATTAGAAAGCTGATCGAAGAAGAATACCTCGTTACTGTAGATGGCATCATAAGAGAGTACACCGCAGTCGCAGGAGGCACAGCAGAAATGTTGGCAACCTATGGCGCATTCACTAAGTTAGACCCCAGGATAATCAACCAACTACAGCGGCTATCGTTTCAGGGCTTTCAGGACATCGGTGCTGAGTACCTAGACATCATCGCTAAAGAAGTCTATCAGAACACCCTAACAGGCAGAGCATTCTCTGCAAGCGTTAAGACAGTCAAGGAAGCGGTAGGCGGTAGGTTAGCCAAGAACGCCAATCAGTTAGTCCATGACTCCCTAATGCAGTTCGATGCCTCAGTTAATACGGCTATCGGTAAGGAAGCAGGGGCGACTAGCTGGAAGTATGTGGGCGGTTTGGTAAGGGCAAGCAGACCCTTCTGCCGAGAGCATGAAGGTCAGATATTCACAGACGAAGAAATAGAATTGACTTGGCAAGGAAGCTGGGCAGGTAAAGCATCAGGCGACCCGCATATCGTTAGGGGTGGATACAACTGCCGCCATAGCTTTAGACCAGTGCTTGACCTTTAAACAGCACAAGATGTTGCGACTTGTGTTATCGCCAGAATAGTATGCTATAATCTCAATTCACCACCACTCTTTTATGAGGCCGCCACATGAGCGAAGAAAACATGGAATCCGAAACAGTAACAGTAAAGACGTTTACACAAGATGAATTAGACAAGATCGTAGCTGATCGCTTATCCCGCGAACAACGAAAGTTTGATAAATTAACATCAGGCATCGACCTTGACGAAGCAAGAGAAGCGATAGACGAAAAAGCAGCCGCTGGCGTGGAGAGTCAAAAAGCGCGCGGCGAGTTCGAACTCATCTTGAAGCAGACAGTCGAAGCAAGCAATTTAAAGATCAGTACCCTGGAATCTAAATTGCAATCGACATTGGTAGATGGCGCTTTATTATCAGCAGCATCTAGCAATAATGCCGTAAGCCCTACACAAGTATCCACTTTGTTGAAGCATTTAGTACGTTTGGCAGAGGATGGAACTGTAGAAGTAACAGATGGAAAGGTAGCCCGATACAACAATAAGGGTGATCTACTGTCAGTCAATGAAGCAGTCTCAGAGTTTTTAACTGCTAACCCCCATTTTGTTCGCGCTACTCCAGGCGGTACAGGAAGTCAGGGCCATGCAGGTAGCAATAACGACATCGCTGGAAAGACCAAAAGTCGTGAAGAATTTGAACAACTTAACCCCCTAAAACGCAAGGAATTTATCCGAAGCGGGGGAACTCTAGACTAATTTAAGGAATAAGTATCATGGCAGAGAACACAATCACAGGTCTCGTACCTGACATTTACGAAGCGTTGGACATTACTTCCAGAGAACTTACTGGATTTATTCCATCCGCTACAATGAACGCATCAGCAGAAACCGCTGCTGTTGACCAAGCAATTCGGGTTGACATTGAGCCAGCTGGCAATGTAAGCGACATAACCCCAGCAATGGCCGTTCCCAATCCTACAGGGCAAACTTCAGGCTACACCGACATCATCATCACTAAGTCTCGCGCTGCTGAGTTTGGGTTTGTTGGCGAAGATCAGAAAGGTCTTAACTCTGGACCAGGTTATGTGAGTGTGCGAGCAGGTAAGATTGCTCAGGCTATTCGAGCATTAACCAACGAAGTTGAAACAGACCTTTGTGCGTTACAGTCTACATTCTCACGCGCTTACGGTACTGCTGGCACATCTCCTTTTGGAACAGCTAACGATTACACTGATGCGTCTAACGTGCTGCGAATCCTGAAAGACAACGGAAGCCCGACTCAAGACAACCAGCTAATCATCAACACTGCTGCTGGCGTGAACATCTTGGGTAAGCAAGCCAACGCTGCTGATGCTGGTAGTGATTCAATTCTTCGTCAAGGTGTATTGCTTGATGTCAATGGAATGCCTATCCGCGAGTCTGCTCAAGTTGTGACTAATGTCGCAGGAACAGGCGCAAGCTACACCACTAATACTGCTGGTTATGCTGTGGGTGCAACTGCCCTAACGCTCATCACTGGTACTGGTACTGTACTTGCTGGTGATGTTGTGACGTTCGCTGGTGACAGCAATAAGTATGTTGTTGCAACGGCTCTCACTGCTGGTGTTGTTACGTTGGCCGAGCCTGGTCTGCGCGTTGCAATGTCTGCCGCAACTAAGGCAATGACTGTTGTTGCTGCTGCTGCTCGTAACATGGCGTTTAATCGTTCCGCTATCGTTCTTGCTGCTCGCGCTCCTGCTCGACCAGTAGAAGGTGATCAGGCCGAAGATGTGATGGTTATTACTGACCCACGTTCAGGGCTTAGCTTTGAGTTTGCCGTTTACAAAGGTTATAGAAAAGTACGTTACGAGGTGTCTCTCGCTTGGGGTGTTAAAAACATCAAGCCAGAACATACTGCTCTCTTGCTTGGTTAATAAAGACTTACCTCACTCCTTCGGGGGTGGGGTATTTTATTAAAGGTGAAGCATGGCATTCTCAACAGATACTAATTTAGTTGATTTGATTCCTGACATCTTATTGTTAGGCATTACTCAATTCACTGACGAACACGCCAAAGCACAAGCAGACATCGAACGTGAGCTACGAATTAAATGGTGGCCTAAACGCGGCATAGCTGGCGAAATGGTCAACTCTAAACTAACCGATTCACAGTTTACTCGATGCGCGGCTTACCTGGTGCTTTCAAATTACGCACTCCCTCAACTAACTAACTGGGTTGATGGCGATAGATTTACTAACATGATCAAGTTTTACCATGCCCGATATGGCGAAGAGTTACAGTCTATCTTAAACGATGGGGTTGAATATGACTCTGACGCTGATGGTTCGATTGATGATGGTGAGAAGCTGGCAACAGATGCCAACAGGCTCAACAGATAATGCAAGTTAATATCAAGTCGAATGCTAATGAAGTAGCAAAGCGAATTGGTAAGAAAGGCAAAGAGCTATCTGACAGCATTAAAATGGCTTTACTTAGAACAGGTTTAGTCGGTTTAAATATAATTGAAGCTAGAACATCTAAAGGCACAGGCTTTAAAGGTGGCGCGTTCAAGAAGTATAGCCCTGCTTATGCGGCATTTAGGGCAGAAAAAGGCAGAAGCACCAAACCTGATTTAAGGTTTACTGGTCAGATGATGGGTGCAATGACTGTAAGGGCTAACAGCAAAGAAGCGGAGATATTCTTTACCAGAGCGCAAGAATCAAAGAAGGCGGCAATGAACAACAAAATTAGACCTTTTTTCGGGTTCGATCGATCGGAAGAAAGAAAGCTAGGGCAGGTATTCTTTAAGGCGTTGAAATGAGTATTAGAGAGAGCATAGCTGATAACGTAGTGACTACCTTGCAAGGGGTGATTTCCCCTGTTGATGTTAAGTACGTTACCCGCCAGCCGTTTGATTTCGATAAGCTATCCAGCGCACAGTTTCCCGCTATCCTGGTTAGGAGTGGTTCAGAGAATAGGGAAGATAGCACCATAGGCGGCTCAATATCGACACGCATGGCAACTATTGATTACGAATTGATTTGTTATGTTAAAGGAGCATCTATTGATACGGCTCGCAATAACATAATAGAAGCAGTAGAAGAAGGTCTTGATGTAGACCGTAAGCGTGGAGGCTTTGCATTAGATACGCAGATTACAAGCATTGAGGTAGATGAGGGTTCTTTAGACCCGATTGGTGGGGTTATTATGACAATCCGTGTGCTGTACCAATACACTCGCGGCACAACTTAACTTAATAAGGTAGATAATCATGGCGACTCAAACAGGCGCATCAGGAGTAGTAAAGTTACAGGTAGCGGGAACAACTGTTGCCGTTGTTGGTGAGGTTCGGTCGTTTACTTTTGACGGTTCAGCAGACACCATCGAAGATTCAGTGATAGGCGATACTGCAAGAAGCTATAAAGCAGGATTGCTGACTAACACAGTTTCAATCGAATGTTATTGGGATGAAGCAGACGCACAGCAATTGATACTAGACGAACGTACTTTAGTAGATTTTGAAATCTATCCTACTGGCACAGGGGCTGGAGAGACTTTCTTTTCTGGTAGCGGTATTGTTACATCACGTTCAATCACTGGTTCTTTTGATGGAATGGTAGAGGCTAGTTTCTCTATCCAATGTTCAGGAGCCGTAACCGAAGCACAAGCATCATAAGGGGAATAAACTATGGGATTAGCTAGAGAGTTACGCAGTAGACGGACGATAGAGGCTAGGGAAATACTAGTCCCTGCTTGGGGTGATGACGCTGGAGCGTTTAAGATGTATTGCAGACCTATAACATGCTATGACTTAGACCAACTCCAGAAGAAGCACCCGAACTTTCTGCAGAATACGACTATTGGTGCGATGGTAGATTTGATCTGTATGAAAGCAACTGACGAAAGTGGCGACAAGCTGTTTAAATCTGAGGACAGGATTGATTTGATGGGCGAAGAAACGGCGGTTATCTCTGAAATTGGCAATCAGATGTTTGCTGAGATTGAATCAGTGGAGTATGCAGAAAAAAACTAAGAAGCGATCAATCAAGAATGAATTTGTTAGGGTTGGCTGATCGCCTACACATAACGATAGAAGAAGCAGAACAAATGTCTGTCAGTCACTTTAACGAGTGGCTGGCTTACTTCCAAATAGCGAGCGAATCAAATGGCTGAGAATGTAAAGATTACGATTAAGGCTTTTGATAAGACTAAGAAGGGTTTTGGCTCTGTCACCGCTGGCCTCAAACGTGTAACAAGCTCTATATTCAGTATGCGAACTGCGCTGGTCGGTGTGGCTGGTCTTGCTGGTATGGGTCTGTTAATTCGATCTTCTTTAAATGCTACTGATTCTTTATCTAAAACAGCCGCCAAGATAGGAACAACCACCGAAGCATTGAGTGCGTTACGGTTTGCCGCTGAACTAACAGGCGTTGCCACTACAACAATGGATATGGCAATGCAACGGTTTACGCGAAGGACTGCGGAAGCCGCCAAAGGAACAGGCGAAGCGAAGGGTGCTTTACAGGCTTTAGGGTTGGATGCAAAAGAATTAGTCAGGATGCCGCTTGAAGAAAGAATGCTTGCGCTTGCTGATGCCTTTGCTAAAGAGAAGAATGAAGCCCAGAAACTAGCCCTAGCGTTTAAACTGTTTGACTCCGAAGGTGCGGCTTTAGTTGTTACTTTAGGCAAAGGGCGTGATGGACTAAGCGAAATGTTTGGCGAAGCTAGAGCATTGGGTATAGTCATGTCTGGCGATGCCTCTAAAGGGGTTGAGGATGCGGTTGACTCTTTGACCAAACTAAAGGCAATGTTTAAAGGTGTGACAGATCAAACTGTTGCCGCGCTTGCCCCTGCCATAGCCATGCTCACTGATATTATTAAAAACAAGTTAGTTAAAGCAATGGGCGAAGGTGAAGGGAGCGTTGAGAAGTTTGCAAGAGGCATGGCCGTTTCCATATTGAATGGTGTCGGCACATCTTTAATGGCTCTACAAAAATTAGTTAATGGCGTCATTGTTACATTCAATGAGTTAATGCTTGCCAAAGATAAGTTAACAGGTTTCTTTACGGCTGATGATGCCAAGTCTGCTGGTCAGTTAGCGGCCGCGATTGATAGTGTTAATGAGAAAATCAAGGTTCAAGAAAAACTCTTGATAGGCGTTTCGATTGCCGACAAAGCCAAGAAAGACACGATTATTCGGCTTGACAAAGAAAAGGTGGCACTTGAGGCGTTGCTTACAACAGCAGAACAAACTGGCGAGAGAGCAACTATACCCTTAGTCACTTTCGGAACGCGAGCAGTAGCCGCATTAGACCCGCTTATTGAGGTAGTTAAGAAAGTCAATGCAACATTAGACGAAACAAATAAGAAAACTGGTGATGATGGGATTAGCGCGTGGAAGGATTACTTGCAATCAATTCAAGATGTTTTAAACACAACGCCTAGTTTAGAAGAGAGCTTAAAAAGCATAACTAAGAAAGGCATTGATGGCCTAACGGATTCACTGACTGCGGCTGTCACTGGTGCGGCTAAATTCTCAGATGCTATGAAAGCAATGGCCAAGTCTGTTGTTGATAGCCTGATTAGAATGCTTATCCAAAAGTATATAGTTGATGCGGCGTTCGGTTTCATTACAGCGGGCTTTGGTGGCGGAGGCGGCGGCGGCGGCGTGGGAACGGCAGGAACAACACCAGGTGGGAGTGGTCAGCTTGCTATCGGTGGGCCAGTGCAAAGCGGCGGCTCTTACCTAGTAGGTGAGCGTGGTCCTGAAATATTCAGCCCTAATGCGTCAGGTTCGATCATACCCAACAACAGGTTAGGTGGTGGCGGTGGCGTAACAGTCAACCAAACAATCAACGTGACTACTGGAATACAAAGCACAGTAAGGGCAGAGATTGTTTCCCTAATGCCTCAGATCGCTCAAGCGGCTAAAGGTGCGGTGGCAGATGCTAGGCTTCGCGGTGGCAACTTCTCTAAAGCAATGGCGGGTGCATAATGCCTTTATCTTTCCCTAATGTCGGTATTGCTAATATGTCGATGCGTTTAAAGCGTGTGGTTGCTGTTGCTGAATCACCCTTCACTTTAGATACTCAAGTTTATTCGCATCAGGGCGCACGATGGGAGGCTGAGATTTCATTGCCACCATTAACTCACGCTGAGTCCAGATCAGTCGAGGCGTTTATAGTCGGCTTAAAAGGTAGAGAAGGAACCTTTACTTTCGGCAACCCATTACACACTAGCGTAGCGACAGCCACCACAGACGGCACTACAGCGATCAGATCAGAAACCCTAACAACGACAGCGGGCGGATCTGCAGTTACAGCAGGCACCTACTTTCAATTAGGCACTTATCTTTATATGGTGACTTCGGACAAAGCATCAGGCGCAGGGACATTAAACTTTCAGCCGCCTTTGCGAGAAGCGATTGCGGATGGTCAAGTGTGTGACTTTACCTTACCCGAAAGCCTTTGGCGTATGGCCTCGAATGATGTTGGCTGGTCTTTAAATGAAGCCTCTTTGTATGGTTTTAGCTTTGCTTGCGTAGAAGCACTATGAGCAGAACGCTAACCAGTGGAATGCTTACGGTCACAATCGATGCTGTTGTTCGCCCTGCCTACTTTGTTCGCATGGTGTTTGACTCAAATATTACAGCAGGGAGTTTTGTAATAGGGCAAACTTATATCATCGTGACTGTTGGCGATACTGATTTTGTATCTATTGGTGCATCCGCAGATACAATTGGCGTTACTTTTACTGCAACAGGCGTGGGTTCAGGCACAGGCATTGCAAGCGCAAACCCTGCCTATTTAAACCTTTGGTCTGGTGTTGGCGATCTAACCTATGGAAGCAATACCTATTCTGGCGTAGGCGATCTACTCTCTATCAGTGAGATAAAGGAGACCTCTGACATATCCGCAACTGGTATTAATGTTGTGATGACAGGCATTAAATCCTCGTTTATTGTGATAGCCAAAGACCATGAATATCAAGGCAGGGCTTTGACTGTTTCATTAGGTGCGTTTGATTCGTCTGGTTCTTTAATAGCTGACCCTGTAATTGTGTTCTCAGGTTTTATGGATACAATGGTTATCTCTGAGAATGGCGAGAATTCAACTATTAATATCTCTGTTGAAAATAAGTTGGTTGCATTTGAAAGATCAAAGGTTAGGCGATACACCGCAGAAGATCAGAAGATTGATTACCCTACAGATAAAGGCTTTGAGTTTGTTACTGCAATACAGCAAAAGGAGATTATTTGGGGTCGGCCTACAGGAACCTCTGGCGGTGGCGGTGGCGGCAATTCAGGGAATCACGGTGGCGGCAACCAGTGGGATAATTCATAAGGGTTCTTATGCAAATAGCACACGAATGTCTAGCCAATGTTAAAGAGGATATTAAACCTCTATTAGAAACACATTGGGAAATGGTCGCACTCAATCAAGGCAAGATAAAACTCAACCCCAATTGGGAAGAGTATGCTCGATTAGATGCCGCTGGTATATTGCGTATCTTTACTGCAAGGCATGAGGGCAAGTTAGTCGGTTATTGTGTGTTAGTAATTAGTAAGAGTTTGCATTATCAAGACCATATCTTTGCCAATAACGACGTCACTTTTGTTTTGCCTGAATACCGAACAGGTGCAACTGGTTATCATTTGATGAAGTATGCAGAAGATCACTGTCGAGACAATGGTGTATCACTAATGAACGTAAATACTAAAGTCCACATTCCATTTGATAGCTTAATGCTAGGTATGGGTTTCGATTTAATAGAGCGCATTTATTCCAAATGCTTTAAGGATTAAAGAATGGCAGTCACATTAATCGCAGGATTAGCGGCGGCGGGTTCAGCTTGGGCGGCGGCAGGATTTGCAATAAGTTTGGGCGCGGCCTTTGGTGCCTTTGCTATTGGTGCAGGTCTTTCGATGGTTTCTCGCGCATTAATGCCAAAGCCAGATATGAGTGCAGTAATGGGTGGTCAATCCGTAACCACTAGGGATGCAGCGCACTCCAGAAAGATCGTTTATGGTCGAGCAAGGATAGGCGGCAACATCGTCTACCTTGAGTCCACTGGCACTGATAACAAATACCTCTGGTTAGTAATCGCTGTTGCAGGGCATGAGATCGACGCCTATGAAAGCGTTTGGTTTAACGACGAAATGATCTATGACGGAAACTACTTTGGCAACTGGGCTAGTTTTGTCAATATCTCATTCTATACAGGCGACCAAATAGCCGCAGATACGGCATTGGTTGCGGCATCTAATTCCAAATGGACAACAGACCATAAACTATTAGACACCGCCTACATGGTGGTTAGGCTTACGCATGACCGCGATAAGTTTAGTAGCGGCTTGCCTAATATCTCAACCATTATTAGAGGCAAGAAAGTCCTCGACCCAAGTGATAGCTCAACCGCTTGGTCACAAAATCCCGCGCTCTGTATTTATGACTATCTACGTCACGTTAAATATGGGCTGGGTGAGACTGCCGCTAATATTCTCACGGCCTCGGTCAATACCGCCAAAGACGTTTGTGATGAAGCCATTGCGCTAGATGCTGGTGGCACCCAAGCACGTTATACGATAGATGGCGTTATTGATACCGCAGGGTCGATTAAATCCAACATAGAATCAATGACAGGTGCTATGGCGGGTCGATTAGTTTACTCAGGTGGTCTGTTTGAAATACACGCTGGCGAATACATTGCCCCGACTATTACGGTTGATGAGTCTCAAGTCATAGGTGAGATTACCGTACAAACCAAACAATCAAGACGATCAGCATTCAATGGGGTTAAAGGAGTGTTTTTATCAGAGGATGATAATTACATCTTGGCAGACTACCCCGCTCAGATTTCTACTGCCTATGCCCTTCAAGACGGCGACCCTATCTACCTTGATATGCCATTACC